CTTTTAAAGCTTAACATGGCAATGATTGATGACGTAGCTAGAACTATCAGTGAATTCGTAAAGGGATACAAAGCACTGCCTGAATCAGATAGACCTAAGGTCTTGTTTGTTGTTGACAGTCTAGGCATGTTGCTAACACCTACTGACGTTAATCAGTTTGAAGCAGGTGATATGAAGGGTGACATGGGTCGTAAGCCTAAAGCACTTGCCGCACTCGTTCGTAACTGTGTTAACATGTTTGGTAATTTAGGTATCGGTATGGTTGCTACTAATCACACTTATGCTAGTCAAGATATGTTCGATCCTGATGACAAAGTATCAGGTGGTCAAGGTTTCGTCTATGCATCTAGTATTCTAGTTGCTATGAAGAAATTAAAACTAAAAGAAGACGAAGATGGTAACAAGATTAGTGATGTACGCGGTATTCGTGCCGCATGTAAAATCATGAAAACTCGTTATGCTAAACCTTTTGAATCAGTGCAAGTTAAGATTCCGTACGAAACAGGCATGAGTCCATACTCAGGTATGCTTGATATGATTGAAAAAGCAGAAATGGTTAAGAAAGAAGGCAACAGCCTAGTCTATACCACACTTGATGGAGAAATCATTAAGAAGTTTCGTAAGGCATGGGAAGCAAACACTGATGGTTGCTTAGACAAAGTTATGTTTGAGTATGCTGAAAAAACAAAATCAATGATAAGTACTGTATCTAACACAGGAGAGGAAGATACAGAATGAGTGTGAATTTCGTAGCTGAGGTATGGGATGCCCTAAAAACTCATATAGATTTTAATGAACGCAAAGATGCTGCCGACACCCTCGTCAATCTTTTAATTGATAGCGGTCATGACGCAGATGATATCAAAGAAGCTTTTAGGGGCGATAAAGATATCGGTGGTGCATTAAAGTTTTATAGAGAACAACATGAAGTCGAAGAAGAATACGAAGAATACGATGATGAAGATGATGAATGGTGATGAATGAACTGGTACACTAAAATATCGCAGGATCTATCTGCGATACCTGATTTTATTACGTACTATGAATCGGAACTAGTGGAAGCTAAAAAAGAGGTAAAAATCTATGGCAATGTTGAAAAGAACATTGCCAATTTACCCGGTGTTACCGAACATAGATTTAATCAACTACAAGAAATAGAAGCGGTACTAAACTATCTCAACATTAAATTAAGGCAAATTCGCCGAAAACATTTTCAAAAATATTTAGAAGCGTATAATAGAGCACTGACAAGTCGTGACGCTGAAAAATATGTTGACGGCGAATCTGAAGTCATCGACTTTGAAATTTTAATTAATGAAGTTGCACTACTGCGAAATCGTTGGTTGGGTATTCTCAAAGGTTTAGAAGCCAAGCAATGGCAGATGGGACACATTGTTCGTTTGCGCACTGCTGGTATGGAAGATATAACAGTAGGATAAAAAATGACATTAAACAAAACTTATACTCTTAGTCCTTCAATATCTATTGGAGCGCAAGGTGCAGGGCAAGGTATCACATTAGGTAATTTATCTACTAGCATAACTGGCATCTTTGCAGACCACATTTCATCATCTAGCAACGTGAAGAAGTATGAAATAATTGAAACTACTGAGGATTTGTTGGCACTAAGTTGTGCATGGTATCGCATTAGACAAGACAAACATACCCTTCAACCACACGTTACTAGTTTACTATCCGATGCATTGTTTAGGCACGTGACACCGGAAGATCGTACTAAGGCAGAAGAAGTACGTGATTACTATAGTAAGAAGTTTATGGTCATGGCGTTGAAGGATCAAAGACTAACACAGTTCCGTCATGACTTGAAAGAATATTTACTAGGTGATTCAACGAAATTCACTGAGAAGACTGTACCGATGGTCTATAGGCTACCTGAATTTCATGCACATGATGTTGAGTTTGATGTTATACAGCGTGAGTTTGAAAAAGACATCCCTGAGTTTGATAGATTCACACGCAAGACAATTGACAAGTCTGTACGACTTACTCCGGTCAAAGGGTTCAAAAAGAATAGCAAGATCCGCGGTAAGTTTACTGAGTACTGGTTGAAAGATTCTAGTAATCGTGCTTATCGTTTTGGTCTTACTGCTACTAATCCATTGATTGGTTTATGGGACACACAATTTAAAAACGGTGATATGGTTCTTAACCTCAAAATGCAGGCCTCACGCCGTGATGAATTGCAGTATTTCAACATTGGGTCAATCCTAGAAGGTTGACAATAAATGGATTTGGGCATATAATACATGTATAGATTGATTAAAGGAGTCTTACATGGTTATGAAGCGTTTCAAGCAAACCCAAAAGTTTCGTGTTATCGTTGGTCAAGCATGTTTCTATGCTACAGTAAAACAGATTCGCAACGGTGTTGGTGACTTTGCCAAGTGCAATGCAGCCACTCAAAAGGCTCTGGATGCACTAGAATTCACTCGTTCAGGTACTGGTATCGCTGACCAGTGTGCTACTGGCCTCGCTGGTACTTGGGAAGGTTTGCAAGTCCAACTGACACTGGCTTGACAATAAATCAATTTGGGTCTATAATAGAGGCTTAAACAGTCAAAAGGAGTTGCAAATGGGCTATCGTGTTGTTGCAGATAAGTTTGAAATGGATCAAATGCGTCAAAAATACGGTCCTCGTAAGGGTCTAGAAGGCCCGTTCAACTTCTCCGGTCGAGTGTTGTATTATGACAACAAAGAAGGTCAGTACTACGATCCGACTACTGATTTCTACGTGGAACAATCCGAAATGGATATGATCCACAATCAATTGGTTGCTAAACTTTAAAGGTTGACAAAAAATGTCTATTATGGCTGAACTTTTCATTGACGTACAATTAGACCTTGAGTCGGGTCTGGATCCGCGTGATATTGCCCGTCGTTTGGATATCCCTATTCGTTGGGTCTACGAAGTTGCGGAAACTCTTGAGGATGAGTCTACTGATTCCTATGATCCGTTTAATACTGTCAATTCCTAAGGTTGACAATAAATGGTTTTGGGCTTATAATAGAGTCTTATTCAGTTGATTAAAGGAAACAACATGTCAGCATTACAAAAGTATCTGGATCGCAAAAACGCTTATGGTACACTTTTTGGTGCCAAAGAACTTAGCCTTAAAAACGCTAGCGACCGTCAAAAGATTGCCGATTCAATCGATTGTGATTTGAGTCCCGAGAATTTGACTTGTGACGGTGAATTGCCCCGTAGCATTGTTCAAGCCCGTTACAATGAATTGACTAAGGCCGCACGTGAATTGCAAAAGTTGGACCCAAAGGTTAAGTTCTACGAATTTGCCTAAAGGTTGACAATAAATGGGCATTCGTGTATAATACTTGTATTGACAGTTAACTAACGGAGCAAATCAATGTCTACAGTTCGCATTATTTCTGGTACGTATCGCAATCAACCTGTTAAAGGTGAAGTGTTCACACTGGTACGTGGTTTTCAAACAGGTAAAAAGGGAGGTTACGTTACAGTGAAGAATGATGGTCAATTTAACATTGACATTGATGTTGTCAAAGTCAAGGTCGATACAATGTCTGATGTTCAGTTTTTGAATGGTTCTGAGCCAGTAGTCGAAGTGCCCACTGCTGTTGCTCAAGTTACTGAAACTGATGAACAAGCAATGGACCGTATTGCTACTCGTTTCGGTGTGCTTGATGAAATGTCTAAGGCATGTATCAAAGGTGACATTCGTGCTATGATTGTTACAGGTCCTGCAGGTATCGGTAAGTCACATGGTGTGTCTTTGCAAATGGAAAAGGCATCATTGTTCGATCAAGTTGCAGGCAAGAAGGCCCGCTTTGAAGTTGTCAAAGGTGCTATGTCAGGCATCGGTTTGTTTGCTAAGTTGTACAAATTCTCTGATGCTAAAAACGTTCTCGTTTTTGATGATTGTGATATCTGGGAAGATCAAGATGCTGTTAACGTACTGAAAGGTGCGCTTGACTCAGGCAAAACTCGCCGTATCTCTTGGAACAAAGATTCTCGTATCTTGCGTGAAGAAGGTATCCCTAACTCGTTTAACTTTAACGGTTCTATCATCTTCATTACTAACAAGACTTTCGATAACAAGAAGGCTTCTAAGATGCAACCTCACTTGGATGCTTTGCAGTCTCGTTGTCACTTTCTGGACCTGACAGTTGATACTGAGCGTGACAAAATGTTGCGTATCAAGCAAGTTCACCGCGATGCCGATGGTGGTTTGTTTGCTGACTATGATTTCACTCAGGAACAAACTGATGAAATTATGTCTTTCATTGATGCTAACTGCAACAAATTGCGTGAAGTGTCTTTGCGTATGTGTTTGAAGGTTGCTGACTTGGTTAAGATTAGTGCTAACTGGCGTGAACTTGCTAAGGCAACTTGCATGAAAGGTTAACCCCTGCAGTGTGCGTAGAGGCAATGTCAATAAGTCCTCTTCGATAATATTCCTTTAATCTTTGGGGACTTTGGTTCCCT